TTGAACAGGAGTGAGATAAATGAGACGTTAGGAGTGCGATAAATGGAAATAATAAGGAATAAAACGGAACAAAACGGAACAAAAATAAAAAGTGTTTTGCATATTTTGAAACAATAAATTTTGCACAAAAATTAGCAAAATTTAATCAACTATAATCACTCAAAATGACCAAAAAAAAGCTAAAAATTAATCAAAATAAGTCACTCAAAATAACACCTAAATAAGTTAATAATTTATGCAAAAAAAACGCTCAAATGACAAAAAAATAAGCTTAAAAAATATGCCGAAATTGAAAATTTAGGACGTCCTTAAATAGTCAGAAATACTCTCTAAAATTTTATTTTGATCGTCCTCTGAAATACCCAAAAAAGGTCTTGCCGGGATGTCTCCCCAAAGAGATGGAAATTCAGATTTTGTCCCTCCAAATTGTTGCATTGCGGCATACTCCATAGAGCTTCCAACAATTAATGTATCACCGCCAAAGACATCATAAGAAATCTGACGCATCAAATTTCCCTGATCAACAAGGGGCTTATTTCTGCCTTTTCTATCAATAGTCACATTGCTATTATCGGCCCATCGTTGACCATTGGGGCCTATAGATATTTCAAAGCGATGCTTGGTAGAGTCAACTAAATCTTCACCTATAGCAAGCAATACGGGACGAATGTTACTAATCTGTCGCTGCATATTTTGCAAAGCTTCACGAACAGCTCGGTCATCCCATTGGATATCAATCATAGCTTGCCTTTTTAACTATAAGATTTATACTGGAAATGCGGGTGAGGCGTGGAAAATCAGCATCCACGTAGCGTGATCGGCATAGCCGAGGGACGAATGAAGGGGAGCTGTCCTTCCACCCGCTCCTATCATAATAGTTTTATCCAATCCCCGCGTTTTATACGTTCGTCAATTTGCTGCACTGATTGTTTATAACCCGACACAACTCCGTTCAGCCGAACATCTGATTTTTTAACCCGGTAATCCAGTTCGACGGCACCTTTAGACGCGGAATCGTTGCCTGGCAGGATATAAATAATTTTTCCCGATATATTGTCATAAAAGACAGCTCCAGGAGAGTCTAACAATTCCGGCAATTGTCGCCATTCTGTAGGCGATAGGGCATCTTGTTTATGTTCATGGCGATGCTGTTTTGCACCAATAACAAGCCTATCTTCGACAATAATTTCAGCGCTTAGGGGGATAGTTTTTCCCAATTGCTGCATCGCAGTCAACACTTCGAGTTGAATAGCACCAACCAAATGATGCCGGCCACGCGAAACCGGATCAGCCGACCAGGAATCATAAGCTTTATACCATGAAAGACGGTTTTCCATAGCTAGTGTCGGTTTCAATGCCTGCCACATATCCGCACCAATCGAGGCAGGGAAGCGTATCAATTTTTGATCGATAATATTTTTTAGCGGGGTTGTAGTATTTGATCCAGGCGCATAATCCCACCCGTAATCAACACCATTTGGCAAAGTATGCACATTGCCCCATCGGTCTTTTTTCTCAAAGGCTCCATCATCTGGAGGTGGATGACCTTTATATTCACTGGCCGGAACGGACTTAGTCCGGCACTGGCAACCAAAGCCATTCGGGGGGAAATGGGATTGCCACCACGGATCATCATATTTCAAAACTAGGCCATTCCAGCTTTGATGTAATTCACGGGGATGTGCAACAGTGTCGGAATGTATATATTTCCAATAAGGTCGAATCTTTAACAGGTCAGGGTCCATCTGCTGTTGATAGCGTCCGGCGGCATAACTGGAAGACAGGTTAGTGTTATAGATAACCCGCGTACGCCAGTCTCTGCCAGCCTTGGTATCTGCTCCGGTCCAGCCTTCCCAACCGTGCTTTTGGACAATACCTTCAAATTCCTTTTTAAACCATTGAATACTCTTACCGTCAACTATGGATCTATCGACTGCATCCCGCAGATCTACCAGCAAATCAGCTTTGGCAGCGCCAGCCACGATAAACGCACGATCATGAGCGCTCTTTATAATGTCATCCCAGTGTTCAGTAGGCAGGTTCAGTTTTTTCCGGAAAAAATCAACCTGCTCCTTGAACGGCTTATTGAACTTGCCATCACCGCGCGCATTAAAGGCAATCTGAGTAGGCGATAAATTCAGCGGCATGATTTATTGCCTGGCAACTATAAATAGCAGGAATAAGACAGCAACAAACAACCCGATATTTAACCAATCCTCCTTGCTGTGAGGCCCATCGCCAAACGCAAAATATAAAATCTGGCATTCACTCCAGGAACCTATATAGCTTGACGATGGAGCAATCAAAAAACCTATATAGGCAACAACCAGCTTAAGCAAAACCCAACTATTATAAAAAGTTCTCATTTTCCCTCACTCACATCAAAACGCCCGGACAAATCAGCCGCAGCAAACCCCAGCGCCATCACATTAACCAGCTCCGTGCTATCCAAATCACCATAACTGGCAAGAAGCTGATCGCGCAACGCTTCAAGCGATTCAGCCTTATTCACCAGTTCGGCAATCTGCCCAATCATCGCCTTAATGGATGACCCAGCCTCGACAGCCAGCTGGTCAGACATCGACGAAACCGGCGTAGGATCAATATCACTCTGGCCAGGTATAACGGCCGCCATAGCGGCGGTTTGTCCAGCATCTGCAGGAGGTGTGGCAGCTGGCGGCGAAACAACACCTAAAACTGGCTCATCCCCTTCAGGCATCGGTATTTTTAGCTTATTGGTCACGTAACTGACCGGTATTTTTGCCCCGATGGCCACCAGTTTTGGCAAGGAATCCGCGTACAGCGACAAATCATCCGGTTCCTGCGTATCCGATATCCATTTTGGGCAGCGATTATCGGCAAACAGGCCGTTAAGCATCGCCATGGGATACACCAGGAACGCGGTTTTTGACTCGTCAATCTGTGTCGCGTCATCATCCCTGATATCTAACCGCACCTCATTATGCACATCCCCCAGCGAGCGGTTACCATTAGCACCGGTGGAACTGGTCAGCGTCCCGCCTAAAATAGCCTTGGAGATACAACCCTCGCACCAGTCCATCATAACCTTGAATGAATCGGCGCTGCCCGACGCCATAACCTGCTGCAATTCAACAGCCATGTTATCCGGGATAATGCCGGCAGCATGATGGCCGATACTCAGAACGGCACTCATCAAGTCTTTCTTGGCCTTGTCACTGGCGGCTTCAGGATATTTCCCGAGACGAATCGGCAACCCATAGATCTCAAGAAACTCGGCCAGATCCCGGACACTGTAGTTTTTATAAAGATACGGCCAGGCCAATGAGCGGAAAAGCCCGGTTCTTGCGATATAGCCAGAACGCGACCGGTGGATGTGCGGGACCCAGCCAAACGGATGCAGCGGTACGCCATACTGAGAACTGTTATCGCGTAAATGCAGCGTATTGCGGTCAGTCAGCGGACTGGTAAACCAGGTGGGCGAACGGTGCTCAACTTCGCTTGGATACCACAGGCCTTGCGCATTACGCCCCCAACCCAATTCAATGCAGGCATAGCCATGCCCGATAGCATCCAGCATCGACATCGTCAGCGCGCCGACATTCAGCTCATCCCTGATCAAATCCTCCAGTACTTGAGTGTTTTTAATCTCAACAGCGGAGGCGTTACGCGGCGGAACCAGGCTCCATTCCAGTTTTTTAACCGCCATTTCGCGCTTGTGCAGTTCCGCATCGATATGGGTATCCTTTTCACGCATATCCATGAACAGTTCGGCTTGAGACAGCAGGTCGCCATCTTCTGCGGCTTGCAGAAAGGCCGCCAGAGTCGCAGGCGTTAAGCCCCGGGAAGGATGCGAGGCAAACTCACGATGCAACAACGCCGATTTGGGCGAATTCGTCTGTTTATCTTTGACGGTTGCAGGGGTAGGCTTGGTCTTAAACCAGTCCATAATGCTCATTACCAGGCTCCTGGAGAGGGGATAGTTAAATCGGATTTGCCCCAGTACAAATCATTCTTACTGGGCATGGGGTTATATTCGATACGTGATGCAGGCGTGGAAGCGGAATGAATACCCAAAGCGCAAGCCCAAAATCGGTCAGCGTGGCCATTCTCTGAGCGTTCGGCAGTAAACCTGATATTCCCTGATGGCGTAACCACCTTGGTGACTGCCCGCAAATCGGCGCGCACTTCCGGCTGATAGGGGATGCGCAGACGCTTATCTTCCATATGCCCGCGTACTGGATACGCCAGCGATTCTTTAACGGTTCCGGTAAAGGTGACACATTCAATACGATATTGCCCGAACTGCTTTTGTGCATCATCGCCCCAGCCGATACCTAGCCCGGTATAGTCGATGCAGCAGCGGGACAATACGGCCAGCCACGGCCAAAGCTCCTTTTCCTGCTCCGGCTTGGACATGTTTTTCAGCGTGATAATCTTGCGGGTATACAGCACATCACCAAGCTTTTCAAAGATCCACAGCACGGTTAAGTCTTTCTTGCGGCCGATATCCAGGCCGCCATACAGAACGCGTCCTTTAGCCTGTTCCAGCGTAATTTCCCAAGGTTCGGAGGCGGCATATTCACACCCGGCAATCAGATCATATTCCAGGAACGCCGAATCATCATCAGCCGGATTACACATATATTCTTGGCTGAACGACTCCTCATCGGCACAGCCGGACTTGATGAAATCGAAATAAGCCGCTTCATCCATGGGCTGTACTTCATGATCAGCCGGCAATGCCTTTTGCAGCTTATACAAAAACCCCTGATCCAGTGCATCTTGCAGCGTTACCCTGTGTAGACTGATGTTTTTCGGGTTGCCGTGTTCACGCACTTCACGAATAAGTCCATTAAAAAAATTATGGCTGCCGCGGTGCGTGGAGATAATCTCCATCGAGCCTCCCCAGGTAATACCTGGATACGCAATACTCCAGAGTTTGCGAGGGTCAGGATGTAGCGCGAACTCATCAAGGATACGCCCGCCGCGTTTGCCCGCCTGTGCGTCCGGGTTGCTGGACATCGAATGGATACGTTTTCCGCTGGTGAATTCCAGTACATACGCGGTAAGTTTCGTCTTCTCATCAATCACCTTTTCGCCCAGATCGGCGGCGGCAATTTGCAGGATTTTAGCCCACATCTTGCAGTCTTCAATAAACAGCCGGGCTTGCAAATCATCCCGGCTCGATACCCATTGGTCCCACTTTTGCCCTGCCATGGCGGTGCGCTCATCGGCCTTATAAGCTGTTGACCAGCTGACGCCGATCTGCCTGGATTTCTCCATCAGTTTCAGACGCGAACCATCCTTGATCCAGCGTTCCTGGAACGGCAGGAAAATGGCGTCAGGATTGGTGGGAATAACCTTGGCAGCCCCTTCGGCCTTGCTCAGGACAGGCATTACACCGCCATCCCCAGGGCTTCGCGGATCTTCTCTATTCCTTGCGTCGAAACGCCCTCGGCCTTGGCAACATTGGTTGCAATCTTGGCGGCTTCATCCCGGGCCTGTTTGCGCATTTCCAGCTGATGTTTTTGCGAGAGCATATCGACCCGGCCCAGATCGCCAATAGCCCGGGCTATCTTGCTGCTGGTCTCCGCCAACAGATGCGGATCATCGCCCGCCTCTTCAGCATCACGCAGCGCAATGGAAAGCCTGAGCAAACGGGTCTGCATGGTGCGGATCGTCGCCTCACGCACAACACCCTCGGTATCCTGATTATCGGCCAACGAGGTCTTGGCGATTTGATACAGCTGCCGTTGCTCGCTCATATCACGCTCAAACTGCTCCTGGAACTCAGAGCCGTAACGGAAAGCAGACGTTTTGCTGATTTTAACCGACAACCCTTCTTCAACCAGGCGCTCATTCAGCCATTCAGTCAGCCCCTCGTAATCGGCAAAACCACCGGCGACCAGGCGCGCGTTAAACTCATCCTGAATGCTCCTGGGCACCTGGGTTTTAATCGTTGACCGGCGGGACATCAGTAGCAAACCCCAACAAAAGCATATAAACAGAGGACTCTGTTAGAATAAACAGGCCAATACAAAACCCGATCACCAGCCATATTAACAGCGCTTTCATGTCCATTAGCGCAAGCCCTCCGGACGAGGCCGGCTAATGCCGGGGATGTCCCGCAAGCCTTCCACAACCTCCAGCCCGTCGCCGGTCAGGTTGGCAATATGCACACCGCCGGAAACATGATCAACAATGGCATCGGCAGACTTGTCCAGCCAGGCCAGCTCAATATGCAGATCATCCCGATTGATGGCATGTCCATACTCACGGAGCTTGGCCAGCAACACTTCCTGATTGGCCACATAGCCTTGTTGCTGGTGCAGCAACTGCAAAATTAACAAACGTAAAAGCTGGCGGTTATCGGCCATGGTTATTACCTGAGAGAATAAAAGAATGAATTTCCTTGAGATTGGAGATGACCATCCCCAGTTGTCCTTCCATCTTGTTCGAGCTGGCCAGTATTTGGTCAACACGCCGATGGACGGCAATCAAATCCTCATTGCCGACACTGTTTTCTATATCGGCTTCGATGCGCGATAAGCGTTCCCCGTGCTTTTCAATACGGTCGGTGACCGAGTCCCTGGAGTGCTTGATGTCTTTTTGCAACACTTCTTTCATGGACTTCAGCTCATCGTTTGCAGCTTTATTGCGATTGCTCACCGTAACAAAAAACGCCAGGCCAAAATTCATCGCAAACAGCAGAACAGTCCAAAAATTAAAATCAAAATTCACACTCATCGATACATCCTGTCATTGTGTTCGGCAACCTGCTTGCAGGCCACGCATAATCGGACGCCTTTAATCGCCTGGCGTCTCTGTTCAGGCATTTCCTCGCCGCATTCCTCGCAGTACAAAGCGGACAGGGCATTGTCAGGAACCGCCGTGCGCTGCTGGTGCTGCAGCAAAGATAAGTCCTGATAAAAAAGCTCGGAAAAATCCGCACTATCTTCATCAGTCATAGGTTTTTCAGGATTAATTAACGCTTCCAGTCCCTTCATTTTGCGCCTTTTACCGCCCCTTCAATAATCAGCGACAGCCCCTGGTTGATCTGCTTAAGCCCTTCAACCTGATCCTGGTTAAGCGTGTCGATCTCCAATGACCGTCCGCCCTTTCCATCCGTGCTAAACCGTGCGCCACTCAAGGCGCTGGTAGTGCCCAATTCATACCCGGACGCTATTGTGCTGCCGTCCGGCCTGGCTTCATAGGTAATAATGCTGCATGAGGCGACCAGTAATATCACCAGTGCAGGCAGCAGAAAGGCGACAAGCCCCTCGTTTTTCAATTGCGCAGGCCTCATGTCAACCTCCTGCGTTTAAATTTACGATCGATACCGATGTAACCCATGCCGTTTGTCACCAGCAAGGCCGCGCCTTCAGCGTCGAATAGTCCCATGGCAAAGCCCACTACACCAATAATGATAGCCGACCAACCGGCGGTTTTTGTAATCCAGCTTTTTGCCATTGTTATTCCCATCAAACAAAACGAATGACCATAGTTTAAAAAGACGTGGGAAAGAGGCCTATATGAACGCGTTCATAATCCCTGTGTAATGCTTACGCATTACTCTTTCGTCTGGGTAATTACGCCTGACGGAGCCTAGTATGATCAACAGCCGAAACATTCACGACCTGCATCCCCATGTTGCCCTGCTGTGCCAGGCGTTTGTCAATAAATGCGCCCAGCAGGGTATAGACATTATCATCACCAGCACTTATCGCGACAATGAATCACAGGCCGCGCTCTATGCTATTGGTCGTACCAAGCCCGGCAAGCGCGTCACCAATGCCGGGCCGGGGCAGTCCTTCCATAATTACCGGGTCGCGTTTGATTTCTGCCCGATTGTCAACGGCAATGCCTCCTGGAACAATACAAAAGATTTCATCGCCTGCGGGCAGATAGCAGAAAGCCTGGGGCTGGAATGGGCGGGCAGGTGGAAGACCTTCAAGGAACTGGCGCATTGCCAGTACACCGGCGGCTTGACGCTGAAACAGTTGCAGGCGGGTAGAACCCTATGAGCAATATCGTGTTACGCGTTGAATTTATGGCCGGAACAAAGTTGGAGGATGCCATTTTAGAGGCGAAAAAAAAGGCGGCGATTTTTGATGTGGCTTATGTCGCTTTTAGCTTCAATGGCACTCGATTCTCAATTGGCCGAAACGCGGATATTGATAGCGTTTTGGAGCGGTATAAACGGCAGCATAAACATGAACCGAAAAATAATAATTACATTATCGCGCCATAACGAAAATGTTTGATGAAAATACCAAGGAATATTTTGACGAACGCGCAGCCATTGCCGAGTTTGACGCCGGGATGCAGCAGCATGTCGCCGAACACTTCGCCTGGCAATTAACCCTGAAACGCTACCCTGATTTAACCAACAGCAGATTAACTTATGAAAATTATTATCAAAAACCTTAATGTCTTTGATCCCGCTTGCTGCGAAGAAATTAAGGCCTTATTACTACAGCAGGCACAACAACTGGATAAAATCATGACCACACAAACTGAACTGACTCAACAACTTCTTGACCTTAAAGCACAGCTGGTAAAAGTGGCTGATGAGGTTAAAGCCCAGGTAACGGCTTTGGAAGAAGCCTTGACTAACGCGGCCGCCGTAACGCCCGAAGTGGAAACGGCGCTGGCGGATCTGAAAGGCACCGTACAGGCGCTGGATGATCTGAATCCGGATACTGTTGTGGAGGAACCGCAACCGGAACCTTTCTAAGTATAGTCCGTAGTCCGTGGGTTGGGTTAGGCGCTAGCCGTAACCCAACACACCGAACAACAAATGTTGGGTTACGGCTAGCGCCTAACCCAACCTTCCTACACCTAGCCATTATTCTTGCGGCGGTCTACGCCGTTCCACGTTTTCGATTCCTTTTCATGCTTGGCCGCGGCGGCGGCTAGTAGGGCCATGCGTTTGACGGCGGCCTGATCTCCTTTATCTTCAATATGGCGGAAGTTGTCCAGCAGGGCGGCTTCTTCGCGGGTGAGTGCTGCGGTGGCGGCTGAATGGGATCGGTTGCCGGTCAAAATATAATTCACATCCGCACCGGCTGCGGCGATTGCTATTAAATATTGCGAGTCAGGAAACCTCTTTCCAGATTCATAATTTATTTGTGAAAGCCTCTTCACCCCGCCAATTTCGGCCAATTCATCCTGCGTTAACCCCAGTCTTTGACGCTCTTCTTGTAGTCGCTTTTCCAAAGTATTCACCCGCATACATAAATAAATCTTTACATGTATGCAATTGCATACAATAATTAACACCGAACAACACAAATTAACAATAACTAACAGGTTAAATCATGACTGCTAACAAAGCCAAGAGCAATGACATCAAGCATCGTCTGAGAAAAGACCATCAGATGACGCTGACTGACTTTGCTGACAAATACGGCTTCAAGTTTCGCGATGTATCCGATGTCGTACGAGGCATCCGCCTTGGTCAATACGGTATTGGCCGCGACATATCCGAGAAACTACAAGCCTTAACGGGTTTAAAAATTACCCAATAACACCATCAACCACTAGAGGAAAGAGAATGATATTAACTGTTACCAATTTTTCGTCCCGGTATAGCAAGGTCAGTATGCTAAGAACGAAAGCCGCAACTCAAGACCTAAAAACACCAGACGAAGTTAAGGCTGATTTTTTAGCCAGCGGCGTAATGAACAACACACTAACCCCCGATCAGGTTAAAGATAAATTTCAAAAACGCGGCATTACCTTTAGTGGCTGGGCAAAAGAAAACGGCTACCGGGTTAATGAGGTTTACCGCATTCTTAATGGCCAATCAAAAGCGAAATATGGCAAGTCCTATGAAATCGCTGTAAAGCTTGGTCTTAAATCCGCTGCTTAATCCTTCCGGAGAAACGCCATGACCACACCCAAACCTATCGTAACCATCGAGCAAGGCCACGTTTTCACCACCTCGTTAATGCTGGCAGAAAAGTTCGATAAATTGCATTACAACGTTTTGCGGGACATTAAAAACATCCTGCAAAATTGCCCCGATGAGAGCTTTCGACGCCTCAATTTTGAGGCGTCCTCATACCAAAATGAGCAGAATAAAACTCAACCCATGTACAACCTGACCCGCGATGGTTTCACCATGGTGGCCATGGGCTTTACCGGACAAAAAGCCTTCCTGTGGAAAATCGCCTTCATCAATGCCTTTAATCGCATGGAAGCCAAACTCAACGAGCTGCTGGTCACCGAACACCATTCAATGCTTGCCGACCTCTACGCCAAACATCCCAAGTGGCCTGGCGTTCGCACCGATACCCGGGCCGGTTATACGCAAGTCCAAATCGGCCAACGTAATGGCATGAACCGCCGCAACGTGCAACGCATGCAGCAACGTATCCGTACGGCAGGCCTCGATTGCCGACCACCGGCACGTTTAACCCTCATTGCTTAGGAGCCATTATGAAACATAACCAAGCGGGTTTAAGACGGCTTCGTTTTCACATGATAAAAACCGTTTGCACAATATACAAGCGTTATTTCTATCTTGAACCCATCACCCGGAGCTTTCGCAATGGCGACTCAAGATAATAAATCTGCAGGCAAGGTCCTGGCGGTGCTGGATGTGTTATTGCGCAACTTCGCGCACGGCTTCAGCCCGGGCGAACTGGCCAAGGAAACCGGCTTTAGCGCCAGCGACATCACCCGTTATGTGGGCACACTGGAAAGCGCCGGCTTTGCCGAAAGGATTACCGAGACCGGGCGCATCCGCCCCAGCCATCGCCTGGGACAAAGGGCCTTGCAGATTCTTAATTCCCTGAATGAGGCAGAAAGCCGCATCCAGACCTCAATAAACCGGATAACGAGAGTAGAAAAATGAATGTAACAAAGATTGCGTTTGACCCAAAACGCAGGGAAGTCAGTAGCCAGTATGGGAAAGCAATTGGCAAAATCCTGTTGGACAACAGGGAAATTGTGAAAGCAACGCTATTTAAAGCTTTGCAGGAAGGGGATGTTATTAGAACAGCAAAAATGTCGGGGTACACAGACTTTTTCAAGGACATGACGACCAGCGGGAAACTGAGAGCCGACATTCTGGAGCAGTTAATCAATCAATTCGAGAAGTTAATAGAAGATGGCTTTGGCTTTAACGCAGCCCTTTACCAGCTCATGGAAGAAGGCTGGGTGGAGAAAATAGGCAATTTTGACTTGCCGGGGAAAAACAATGGCTAGAACAGAAAATAAAAACGAAATAACGCAATTTGTCGTGACTGACGAGAACACGCCGAACATTTATACGATGGTCGATGCGGTTGATTTGCTGGATAAGCTGGAAGTTGAAGCCGCCGAGAATGTGCAGGCGCTGGCACTGGAGCTAGGTTATGAAGGATCGCTGTCAAAGCGGGAATTAATATTAGGCATCAAATCCTCAATGCGCAGTTCTATCGAGCATGTGCTTGAGGCGGGACGGCGGTTATTGATTCTGAAAGAGATGACGCCGCATGGCCAATTTACTAACGAACTGGGAAAAGAGGGTATTGATGAAAGAGTAGCGCGTAAATTTATGGCGGCAACCCTGAAATTTTCAAAACGGCCGTCAACGGCCGTTTTGAAATCAGTAGGGAACCCAACAAAAATGTTAGAGCTTTTGATTTTAGATGATGGCGAAGTCGAGGCGCTTGAAAAGGGCGATACCGTCCGCGGTGTAACAATGGATGACATAGAGCGCATGAGCGCATCCGAGCTAAGGAAAGCCCTTCGCGAATACAAAGAACGCATTGAGGACAAGGATAAAGTGCTTCAGGACAAAAATGCAACGATAGACAAACAGGCGGAAAAGCTGATCAGTCTTGAAGGTCGGCAACGTCTCAAGCCTGTCAGCGCCGAACAAGCCGTGCTAGATGCGCGCGCCAACCTGCAAACCTGTGCGGCCCATATCAAGGCGGCGGTCATGGCCTCGCTGCGCAAAGGCATCAAGGATTTAAGTGAATTGCCCGGCGACCACTCGGCCTTTGCCGGCGGTTGCCTGATCGAGATAGGCCGCGAGCTGGCTATTTTGCGCAGTGACTTCAGTCTGCCGGCCACCGTATCAGAAGACCTGACGCCTGAATGGATGAGAGAGGATGTAATGGCCAGCATCGAAAAGCAGTATGCCGCGTCGCCCAATGTAACCGATAGCCTGAGCGAAAAGGAATGATCTATGTCAGCTGTCATCATTCAACGCTTGTCCCTCGTCGCGATGGTCGCGCAGAGTGCCGGTCATGGCGAGCGGGGCAAGATTTATCGCGAGGCCTGCGCCGAGTTGGGAATCAGTATGCAAACCATGCATCGTAAATTAGGCAAGATCAGCGTACGCGACCAACGCAAACGTCGCGCCGACGCCGGTAGCACGCAATTGTCTCTGGACGAGGCGCACATCATCAGCGCCTATGTGCTGGAACATATCCGCAAGAACAACAAGAAGACCAAATCCATGCAGGCCGCCGTTAAAGAGCTGCGGGCCAATGGCGTGATTGTCGCAGGCACCGTTAACGAGGAAACCGGCGAAATAGTCCCGCTGTCCGACTCTGCCATCCAGCACGCCTTGCGGGGGTACGGCCTGCATCCGGAACAGGTCTTGGCTCCGGACCCTGTGATGACCTTGAAGAGCAAGCACCCTAATCATGTCTGGCAAATCGATGCCTCCTTGTGCGTGCTGTACAAGCTGCCGGATCAGCCCGGCTACGGCATTACCGAGGTGGAGACGACAGAGAAATACAAGAACAAGCTGAGCCACTTCGCCAAGATCGAACACCGCCTGGTCCAGCGCTATCTGATTACCGATCACGCCAGTTGTGCGGTATTTATCTATTTCGCCTTCGGCGGCGAGAGCACGGAAAGCCTGTGTATGTTGCTGATACAGGCCATCCGGCAGCGCGAACAATACCCGTTTTACGGCATCCCGATGATTATTTACCTGGACCGGGGCAGCGCCAACCGTTCGGCCACCTTCAAAAACCTGTGCAAAGCATTAGGCATCCGCCTGGAATTTGCCCAGGGCGCACGAGCCAAGGGCCAGGTAGAGAAGATGCACGACGTGGTGGAGCTGGGCCTGGAATCCGGCCTGAAAATGGCCGTGCATATCCGCAGCGTGGAGCAGCTCAATGAGCTGGGGCAAAAGTGGGCGCACTGGTTCAACGCGACCAGCATTCATAGCCGTCACCAGAAGACCCGTTATGCCGCCTGGCAGCGCATTAAGCCGGAGCAGTTGATCACGACCAAGCTCGATACCGAACAACTGCTGTTGCTGGCTCGCGAAGAGCCCAAGGAATGCAAGGTCACGCCGTACCTGACCGTCAACTTCAAGGGGGGCGAATACGACGTGTCCAAGGTGCCGGGGGTGATGGTGGGTGAAAAGATCATGATTACCCGTTGCGCGTTCGATGCCGACTTTGCCCAGGCGGTATTGCATGACGAAAACAACCGTGAAGTATTTCAGCAACTCCCCGTCAAGGCCCGTGATGCCGAGTGGGGCTGGTTCAGCGATGGCGCCGTGCTTGGCGAGGAACACAAGCGCCATGACGATACGCCGGCGCAAACCGCCCGCAAGCGTTTGGAACGCCTGGCGATGAATGCGGAGACCGACAGCGAGGCCGAAGCCAACCGGAAAGCCAAAGTCGCGCCGTTCGGGGGCCGCATCAATCCCTATAAGGAGTCCGACGAATACCGGCATCCGGCCTATTTGCCCACCCGAGAAACGGTGCGCAACCTGGACACGCCGCTGCGGGAGCTGGAGCGCATGAACACCGTACGAATGGCCAAATGGCTGCAAGGGCGGCTGAAAGCGGATTATCAGCCGCCCTTATTGGTGGACATAATAAAAAGGTTTCCGGACGGCGCGACCGAGCCGGAACTTGAACAGGTGTTGGCAGACCTGCGCGCGGGTAGAACCGTAAGCGGCAAAGCCAGACTGCAAGCAATTTAACAATTAACTAACCAAGAGGGTAAAAAAATGAGAGCAGATAAATATGGCACCTGGGCCGAGCAAGTCCGGCATAGTCAAGGCTGGAGACCGGGCAATAAGCACCCGCGCTGCGAGTTTTGCGCTTACCTGTTAGTGCTAAACAGGGAACCAAGCATTTTGGCACGATGCAGCAAAGGGGCTTTTGCCACGTCGATTGCTGCGTGCTGCGATCAGTTTCAGCCGGCACAAGTCGTTGAGGTAACCCCATGAAAACCATCCTGGTGATTGAGGACAACCCCAAAGCACCCAACGGCGTTGACATATCAACCATGCGCATACTGACTGAGCAGGAGCAGAAAAACGCTGCCGTGCAAAAACCAACCAAAGCCAGCGCAATGATGGCGGTGATTGAAAAAGCGATTAGTGATTTTAATTTGGAAATGAAGCGGGCTGCGGCTGCCGAGACAAAGCCAGACTCAAAAGAGGGCAAGTCATGCTGGCACTAAAACCCGTGATGCAGGCCGCCAATGTCAGCCAGGCGGAACTGGCCAGGATGATCGACATGAGCCCCGCGGCCATTGCCCAGCTGTTGAATCACGGGCAATGGCCGAAGAAGCCATCCATGAAGAAATTAAAAGGGCGTATTTGGGAAGCCCTTGCAGACAAAAACATCGCTGTTGACGCAGCGATGTTTGAACCCCTTTCCGGCAATGTTGAGATTGACGGAACTTTACCAGCCCTGACCGAGGAGGTCCAAGACATGTTACTACGAAAACAGAGTTTAACGCCACAGGCAAAAAAGCAGTTTGGCCTTTTCCGGGATCCCTTTGAAAACGACGTGCAGGAAGCCGACGACGTGTTCATAACCCCCGATATTCGCTATGTCCGCGAATATCTGTGGACGACCGCCAAGCTGGGCGGGTTTATGGCCGTCGTGGGCGAATCCGGCGCCGGCAAGTCCACGCTGCGCAAGGATTTGGAAGAGCGCATTTTTCGTGAAGATGCGCCGATTCTGGTCATGAGCCCCTACATTCTCGGCATGGAGGATAACGACAAGAAAGGCAAGACCCTGAAGGCCGCCAGTATTGCCGACTGCATGATTCACGCCCTGGCACCGCTGGAACGCCCTTATCAGTCGATGGAGGCGAAAGGCCGTCAGCTGCACAGGCTGTTGAAGGAAAGCCGCAAGGCGGGCTTTAGCCATGTCCTGGTGATCGAGGAAGCGCATGGCTTGAGCATACCAACCCTGAAGCATTTAAAGCGCTTCTTTGAGCTGGAGGACGGCTTTAAAAAGCTGGTCAGTATCGTGCTGATCGGACAGACCGAGCTGAAAACCAAATTGTCCGAGCGCTCGCCGGAAGTGCGCGAAGTCGTGCAGCGCTGCGAGGTGGTCGAATTGGCGCCGCTGGATAGCCAGCTGGAGGCCTATTTACGCTTCAAGTTTAACCGGATCGGCAAGCCGGTAGACGAAATATTTGATAAAGACGCGATGGACGGCATCCGTTCCCGGCTGATCCTTGCCAAAGCTAACAAACAGTCACGGGAAACCGTCAGCCTGATGTATCCCCTGATGATCAACAACCTGGTGACCGCTGCCTTAAACACAGCAGCAACATTGGGCTTTACCACCGTTTCAGCGGATTTAATCCGGGAGGCTTAATCATGCAATTAAAAAACTACAACGATCTATTACGTAGCTGTTTGCGTCGCGCAGATTTTGAGCTGCAACTGGAAAGCCAGGAGCAGGAAGAGCAACGCCAGCGCCTAGAAAGATGCTATATGAAGCAAAGCCGCAAGGAGTCACGCCTTTTAGCAGCACGAAGAAACGCAATGAAGGTGAAGGCATGAGCACACAACAAGCGCAGTTACAAACCGAGCACGGCTATATGCCCTTTGGCAAGGTCAGCGTGGTGATGAACAAGCTTATCGCGAGGGGCTTTACCATTATTTCCATACGCCTGGGCGCCATACCAGGGATTACTGTAAAACCCTGCGAGGCTACTCGGGAGCTTGATTCGCGCTATCGCGGTTACAGCTTTAACGGCATGCAGTATTTTGCCGACTATAGCGCGCTGGTGGATGGCGTAGAAGTGGAGTGGTACAAACCGAGAGCGAAAATTAAACCCTGGGGGGAGCAATGAACACGCTGAAACGGGTCGCGGCCCCGCTGATTTTTGCCGCCATGCTAGCCGGAACCGCATTGTTGATGGCGGCCGGTAAATTTCTGAAATCCATAGTAAGACTGGAGGAATAATATGAATATGTTAGCTGTAGCATTTATTGCGGGCACTTTTTTTGGTGCCTTTGTGGGGATCATGGTTATGTGCCTGGTCGCAATCAATCGCTTCGAAGACGAGGACTAACCATGACTGAAAATTTGAATAAAACGAACCCGGGAGAAATCCCTTTTGGTTACCGGCCAGACAGTTTCGGGCGCTTGACGCCGAGCTCGATGATCAAGCCCCTGGACTTGTTGCGAGATGACACGGTACTTCGCATTATCGCCAACGGCAGGCAGGCGCAAAGCGCCTTGCGGGCCTTCAAGCAGTCGGCCCAATCGGATATTGCCGCATTCCTGGCCATCTCTGCCGGGCAGTACGGGGTAAAAATGGGCGGGCGCAAGGGGAACTTGCAACTCACCAGTTTTGACGGCAAGTACAAGGTGCTGCTTGCCGTCTCTGAAAATCTGGTATTTGATGAGCGCTTGCATATTGCCAAACAGTTGGTTGACGACTGCATCCATGAATGGGTCAAGGGCAGCAACGACCACATCAGGGCACTGGTTGAACATGCCTTCCAGACCGACAAGCAGGGCAATATCAATACTGCGCGCATATTTAGCCTGATGCGGCTGAAAATCGATGATGCCGACTGGCAAGCGGCGATGGAGGCGTTGAGGGATTCCATTCAGATCACCTCAACATCCGAGTATATCCGCCTCTATGAGCGGGTTGACGGCACGGATAAATACCGCCAGATAGTGCTGGATATGGGGGGTGTCTGATGGCAACGGTTACCATCAAGAGTCTCGCCGACATGTTGAAGTGTTCAATCTGTAATGCGCGAAAGCTAGTGAGGAGCGATAACTTCCCTCGGCCAAAGCATATCAAGGCGCACACAAGGGAAGTCCATTGGGATGAGGGCGAGGTGAAGACATGGGTGGAATCATATACCAGAACGCGCACATCTCAACAAAATAAGGGCGCCTTCAGTGGGCTGGACAATAACCTGGCACGGTCTTTTTTAATGGGCCAGCATGACCACGTCGGGCGGCAATTACGGAACCAGAAAAGGCTTATCTTGGCCAGGAGGAACGACCCCAAAACCAAAATAATTCGGATGGGTGAGGCCAATGTACAAAGTTCCCGCGATGCCAATCCCTGGGCAGGGCTTTTTTAATGTCGTGCAGTTTCGACTGCCCGTATTGCGGGGAATCGATCGACATTATTCAGGGCATGGAGCTGGC